AGGCCGCGCCACAACTTGACCTCTGCTCTCCTGCGGCGAACCAGACCCGGCAATTCTTTGCCGCCGCCCTTGGTCCACTTCATAAACTCGGCAGGAACCTCGTCAAACTTCTCAGCGTTCACCTTCTTCAACAGCGTAGACTTTTGCAGAGCGCCCACGCCAGCATTGTAAGCAAAGTCAACCAGAGCATCAAACTGGCCCTGTGTCAGATCGACCTTGACGTACTTGCGGACGCCCTCTTCGTACTGCTCCATATCCCGCGCAAGGACTTCTTCAGCTTCGTCCTTGGTAATCACAAGATCAGGGTTAACGATTGGAGCGCCTGCGGCAGTTGTATGGCCGTAGCCAATGGTCCAAACCGATGCCGGGCATTTATATGCCTTTAGTCTAAGACCCTCAAACTCTTTCACCGTGGCAAGTCCGGCTGCTGACATCTTCATTTCAACTCTCCCTATTTCGCGATCTCACGCGCAGTTTGGTTAATTCGGGCTTTCACAGCAATTATATCACGCGGCGGTTGTTTGAAAGCAACGGCAACATACCCAACCATATGGCCTGCGTCAGGTGGTGCAGATCCCCGGCACAGGTAAGTCACGTTGCGACTTAGCAGCCATTCACCGAGATCCGACGACGCCTCAAACGGCTCACAGGCTATCTCGCCGTTCAGCATCGCTATTGCCGCACGGTTCCTGGCTGGTGATCCTGAAAAGAACGCACCCTTGCGCCCCTCTAACGGCAAATATCTGCCATCCGCTGACAGAACAACTTTCGTTGTGCGCGCGTTCTTGCCAAGGTCAACTGAATGGATCATTACGGCTTCAGCCCTGAGATCGCGCATTAGTAGGCCACCTGCACCCGCTATGTGCTGGTCGTCCGCCAACACTGGCATGGTGTCGCGACTGAGCATTGATCCGACAAGCTTGTCCTGCTGTTCGTAGATGATGTAGCCAGCCAGACCAAAGACGCCCAGACCAATAACTGTTGCCAGCTTAAACGGGCTGTCGATCCACTTTACGAGATCAAGCGCCTTGTCGATCGGCCCACCGGGAGGCTTGGGAGGCGCGACAACGACTTCTGGAATCTTAGCGACAGGCTTCCTGCGAGCGGCTGGCTTCTTTGCCAACGGCTTCTTTGCCAATACCTTTTTAGCAGGAAGTTTTGCCATTATGCCATCCAAACTGCTAGGATAAGTAATCCTGCCATGATCGTTAACGCTGCCAACACAACTAGCCCCAGTTGAACCAAGTCGTCCCGCATTCGCTGGGCTTCACGAGCTTTCTGTTCTTCAAGCTGTCTCTGTTGCTTCCGCACGCGAATGACCTCTTTAAGAACTTCCTCCCAACCCCGTACTCCGTAAATAGATATAAAGTCGTTCTTTACCTTCTCCGCCATCTCTGCCGCTTGCTTCCGCTTCATGACGGTATCAAGGGCAATTTCTTCGGCAGTCGTTTTACTAAATAGTCTAGGCCTCGGCGGTGTCTTGCTGGCCTGAGTTAGTTTAGCGACCGACCCATACAATTTCGCGACATCGCCGCACATTGAGTTGATGTCTTTGCCGAACTTAATGCCCTGCTGAACTGCGTTGAAGGCAGTCTTGGCTGCTCCAAAGACAAGCGCGATTGTAGCAGGGTCCATGTCATTACCTTACCCCTGCTTCTTTCCCAACCACCGCTGCACAGTGTCAGTCTCGTAAATCCGTATGCTGGTCCAGATGATCGTGAACAGCGCCGCTGCGTGTGGAAGCACGTTTGTTAATGTCCCTATGACCGTGATGACGGAGGCGGCATCCGCGACGTGCTTGATCGTTTCATCTGGTCCAGTCATTTCACGGTGCCTCCGGCCATGTCACGTTCCAAGGGAACCCTTCTTGCACTGTAACATCACGCAGAGCCTGACGGTAGGTAGCCCATGCGGGTTTGTCAGCTGTGCTGTCAGCAATCTGCGTCCAGTCGCACTCTGCCAGCTTGTCGTTGCGGCTGGTGCGGACGGAGGCGGCTTGTTCTGCGTCCTTGGCGACTTTGTACGCAGCCTCTGCCTCGGCAGCAGTTGTGGTGACGCCATCTTGTGTGGTGTCCGTGAACACCGGGCCAAGGATGTACTTGGTGAACCACTTGCCCTCGATCTGCTCGATGCCGTCATACTGGCTGTACTGGTAGACCGTACCGCCGGAGGCTTGCGGTCCTTCAAACACAGGATCAGCGCCAATAATATCAAGGATTTCCTGCGTAAGAACAGGGGCTTTCCAAGCTGCGTTGGCTGCGGACTTCAGCAGCATACGGAACTCGCTGTCCTGCATTAACTGGCCTGTGGAGCGGATGCGGATGGTCATGATCGTGTTCCTTACGCGATTGCCAAGAAGATAAATGTGCCGCCGTTAGCATTGATTGCAGCGGGAGCCGTGGAGCTGATTTCAAAGCCAGATGCAGCCGTGTCAACGTAGTCGGTATTGGTGACTTCCGCAGCCGTGCTGTTGAGCCACAGATATGGATCATTGCCAGCAACTATGCCGCGTGCGCTGTCCCAGACGTACCAGTCACCTGTAGAGCCCGAAGAGTCGGCGCGCTTAATCATCACAAACCTTGAGCCAGCCGTAAACCCACAGTTGATGGTTTGCGTTGAGCCAGTGCCGGTGTATGAGCCAACTTTAGATACACCTGCAACTGTGGCAAAGAGATAGGCAACGCACGTGGCGGCAGACACATTGAGAGCAGTTATGATGTTTGAACCTATATACTGAATGTTTACTGTTGTTGGTGTCGCTATTGAAGAAATTGCAAAGTCTCCTTGAGAGCCGTCTGTCGTGTTTAAATAAACAGAGCGATAGTTAGACCCGACTTTTGAAAGAACCTGCCAGTACCCCCCATATGTGCCACTTTGACTTCTTGATCTGATAATCAATAACTCCGGCGTTACTCCAAGATTGTGGGTTTGAAGGTTGGTGCTACCAGTCCCAGTATAGCAAAACTCATCGAAAAAGCCGGGGGCACGGCGAAAAGACCAAAAGATAGCATCTTGACCCGCGCTGGCAAAGTTTTCCACAAACGCTACATTTGAGTCGAAATAGTTAATATATGGCGCCACATCAGTCTGTTCGGCAACTGTTGAGTTTAAACGAAGCTGTTGCGTCCCACCACGCAATCTATCAAATGAATAGTTTGTTCTTCCCGCTGTCGATCTACCATTTCTCCACCATTCCATATCAACAGGGAAATTAGTTGTAACTGTAGTTGGTGCAGTAGTAGTCTGGGCAACAGGACTAAACACCTTCGTCGCATCAGTCGGCACCTTCATCGGGCCACGGCGGATGGCGATGTAGATGTAGGTGTCGCTAGTAGTGTTAGCTCCAGCCGCAGTTGTATTAATTTGAAAGCCTGTCGCAGTCGGGCTGATGGTGTTTCCGCCCTGTTCTGCGGCTGATGTATTTGGACGCAACAATTTTGTGCTTCCCGTATTTACATCTGACACTGGCATTCCACGCATTGTGTCGTACATAAACCAATCAACTGCCGAAGTAGTATTTTTGACTATAATAAATTGCGGCTCATATCCTAAATTTATAGCTGGCCCCGGATTTACGCCAGTACCCACATAGCTCCCACACGAAATCACATTGTCCGTGCCGGTCAGGCCGAAGCCTCCTGCGTTGTGAGCAAATAGGTAGGCGACGTAGGTGCCGCCATTAGCGGTCAACCCCAGCGTAGAGCTAACATTAAAGGTCGTACTTGTTGGCGTCCAAAAGAAACCTGTGTCTTCCGCAGCGGTGCTGTTCAATATTATGTATTTATTACCTATTCCAGACAGCCCTCTATGGTAAACATACCAACTAGCCACGGCATCTGTGCGTTTTACAATGATGCAACCCGGTTCTGAACCTAAATTGTGTGAGATTGTAGCGTTAGAACCCGTGCCAGTATACGTCACAATATCAAAAAATTTCGGCTGCTCGCGGAAGGTCCAAGAAACCATAGTATCGTTCAGGTTGTTTACGTTCCCGTTTGACCCAAGAGAAAAACCTGTCGTATTAAACGCAGATACGGCCGTCCCAGCAGGATTTATTGCGGCGTTTGAAGAATTTGAAAAAACAACGCTGTTAACGCCACGGACAGTATCCTGTAGCCAATGATTTGATGTTCCAAACTCGGAGGTCCGGCCCTTCATCCAAACCAAACCCCCATTGGCGGACAAGTTAACCCCATTGGTGATCGTCTGCGTGGAGCCGTTGCCCGTGTACAGGTACGTCGAGAACACGTCTTCAATGAAGTTTGGAACATTCCCCGCCAACGGCCATATGCCAGCCTTCGCGGCCTGTAGCTGCTGGTCGAGCGTCCATATGCCGGGAGCTGTGCCGTTCTCATACGGTCCCGCAGGAACAACAGGGGTCTTCGTGATGATGCCGCCGGGGTATCTCGTGCTCACGGTGCTACCTCAAGTTCATTGGGTCAAACGGCTTGTTAGCCTCGTCAATCTCAGCTTGTGTAGCCTGACGCACAACCCACGTCATGCGCCACGTACCGCCGTCATTTACCGGAGCGCCCTCGCCACAGCGTTGCGTTGCACGGTCAAACTCCGGCGGGTCTGTCCACTGAACAACGGCGTACTCACCTGCCGGGTCAAGGGCAATGTCGCCAGCGTGGCGCGGGTACTCATTGGTGGATAGCTTGATGTACGCGGTCATATCGTCGTCACCGAAGATGTAAGGGTTGTAGCTGCATCTGTGAGGGTAGATGCGGAGTCTGTGAGGGTAGAGGCCGCATCTGTAAGGCTAGATGTGGCGCTTGTTAAAGATGTTGCGGCGTCGGTTAGCGTTGAGGCAGCATAGGTAAATGAAGCCCCATCAACCGTGTAAGTCCCCGTCAGAGAACCATCTCCGGGAAGTCTTGCAAACAGGAAATCATTTGTTCCAACGGCATTTGATTGTCCACAAACATAAACAGCGCCCGCACTATCAACGGCTATGGAACGTCCTATGTCGGTTGATGTTGAGCCAAGCCTGCGTTGCCACTGGATCGTGCCAGAAGTGTTATACTTAGCTATCTGGAAATCATTTGAGCCGCTGGCGTCGGCTACGCCGCAGACATAAACATTTGCAGAGCTATCAACGGCTATTGAATAACCAATTTCGCTCCCTCCGGCGTGTAGCCTGCGTTGCCATTGAATGGTGCCAGAAGTGTTATACTTGGCTATTTGCAGGTCTTGTGAAATGCTGCCAATACTCGAATACCCGCAAACATAAACATTACCAGAGCTGTCAACCGCTACAGAAAAACCAACATCACCTGCGGCGCTACTGAGGCTACGTTGCCACTGGATAGTGCCAGAAGTATTGTATTTAGCTATTTGGAAAGTTGTTGTTCCGCCGTCGGCTGACGATCCGCAGACATAAACATTTGCAGAACTGTCTAAAGCTACAGAATAACCAAAATCATTTGATGCAGAACTAAGCCTGCGTTGCCATTGAATGGTACCAGAAGTATTATACTTGGCTATTTGGAAGTCATTTGAACCACTGGCGTTTGAAGACCCGCAAACATAGAGATTTCCAGAGCTGTCTACAGAAATAGAATATGCTTCAGTGCTAGTCCCTCCTAACAGTTTGCGTTGCCACTGAATTGCCCCCGAGGTGTCGTATTTAGCTATTTGAAAGGCGTAATCCACACCAATAACAACGTGGCGGCCACAAACATAGACATTACCGGAACTATCGACAGCAACAGAATACCCTTGATTGAGATTGGAGCCGCCAAGTTTTCTTTGCCATTGAATGACGCCAGAAGTATTATATTTGGCTATTTGAAAGTCAGTTGTTCCACTAGAATTTGACCACCCGCAAAGATAAACATTGCTAACGCTGTCAACAGCTACGGAGTAGCCTAATTCATTTACGGCCCCTCTCAATATTCCAATCCAATAGGGGAAATTGCCTGCTGTCGGCCACGTTCCCGCAGCGGTGGACTGCATTTGCTGCGTCAGTGTCCAAATTCCATTCGCCGTGCCGTTTGCGTACGGCCCCGTTGGAACGGGCGCAGTCGCGCTAATCACGCCACCCTTATAACGTCTGGACATGATAATTCCTTACGAGGTGATGACTTCGTAGCTGATCGTGTAGGTGATGCCAGACGCCGTGCCGCTGGTGACCGTGATCGACGTGCCTTCCATCAAATAGATGGCGGTCGTCTTGTCGGTCACGATCAGCGATGCGTCAGCCGGAACCGATACCGTCGAGACAACTGGGTATGCTGTGCCGCCAGCAGGAGCCGAGCCCTGAGCAACAGCGCCGTTGCTGTAGATCGACACTGTGGTGTCCACCGCAGATGTGCCGTTGACGTTAGCCGCAACGATCTGGTTGATCTTGAAGACCGTGCCAGATGCAGCCGCATTAGGCAACAGGACGACGGCTGTCGTGCCGCTAGGCGTCAGGTAGGTGGTTGTGCCGAGGATGGATGTTACGTTAACAATGTTTGGGTTGGCCATGACAGCTCCTTACAAACCGAAGATGATAGAGAAAGCGACTGCCTGGCCTTTGGTTGCACCGCTAGAAGCAGTTACGAAAGATAGATTTCCAGAGCCGTCAGTTTTGATGATCTGATTCGCGGTTCCGTCAGCTGTCGGATACTTCAGCCCCGCTGGGTTGTTGATCAGACGCTTGACGGTGCCCGATGCGTTCTCAGCGTACAGAGCCATATCCGCGTCGTTGATGTTGATCGCAAGCTCACCTTGCGCAAGATCAGCGGCCAAAGGCACAGCTGCGGCTGTCGTCGTGCGATAGAGCTGGATTGGAGTAAATCCTGACTGTGCCATAATCCTACCTCAGATTTTCAAGTTTGTAGAGCGTCTTCATGTGAAGAGCCGTCAGCTCGTCAACTATGTTCTCAAGAGCAGGAATGTTCCCTGCAATCTTATCCCGGTTTTCGTTCAGCCACAGTATCTGATCTTTGATCTGGGCAACAATATCTTCTGCCTCGTTCTCCACTTCCTCGACAATGCCGAACACGCCTTGATAGGCTTCGACCAGCTTGTCTAGGCCGCCAACGACGCCCTCATAATACTTACCCAGAGCCTTGTGCTCAGAATAAGATTTTGTCTTCCAATGCGCAATATGAGTTGCGTCACGAAGTTTGAAGGTCTTGTCGATCAGTTCCTCAATCATCAGAATGTTCCCCCAGAGATACCGCTTGTGGCGACTACAGTCGTAAATGTGCCAGCCGCAGCAGAGGCACCGCCAATTACCGTGCCATCAATCGTGCCAGCGTTTATATCGGCTGTGTCAGCAATTAGGCTGTCGATGTTGGCTGTTCCGTCAATGAACAAATCACGCCATTCATGTCCTGTTCTGCCAAGGTCATAAGTGTTATCTGTCGCAGGCGTAAATTCTGAATTGACACGACCTACAAAATTTATTGTGTCAGCGTTACTGCTGCCAAGCGTCGAGTTATCGTTTACAGTCAAATCTGTAAATGTTCCAGCCGCTGCTGTCGTAGCACCGACAGTCGTTCCGTTGATTGTTCCACCCGTCACGGCCACAGAAGTTGCATTCTGCGTGGACATTGTCCCCAAACCCGTAATGTCGGTGTTGGGGATAGTCGAAGAAGCTGTCAGCGCAGATGTACCAGTGCCCTTAACATAGCCTGTTAAAGTTGTCGCACCCGTGCCGCCGTTCGCCACACCCAACGTGCCACTCAAAGTGACCGCACCCGTTGTGCCTGTGCTAGGTGTGAAGCCTGTTGTGCCTGCGCTGAAAGAGGTCACACCCGCCGCAGGAGCAGCCGCCCATGACGCTGTCGTACCGTCAGACGTCAGCAAGTAACCGTTGGAGCCAATACCCAATCGAGTGGCGCTGTTTGTTCCGTTGCCGAGGATCAGGTCGCCAGTTGTGGTGATAGGCGACAAAGCGTTAAACGCTGTACCTGCTGTTGTCTGGCCGGTGCCTCCAGAGGCAATAGCCAGAGTTGAAGACAGCCCTGCCGCAGTGCCTGTGGTGTTCTGGTTCCATGTAGGAATAGCACCAGCTAGGTCTGCGTAAGCGATGCTGACGACACCGACCTGACCGTTAACAGAGCTGACCAAGTTGGTCTGGTCGATCTTCTGCCATGTGGCGCCGTTGAAGATCGCCCAGTCACCGACTTGCCAGTCAGTCACGCCATCCAGATTGGTCGAGCCAGCAACGGAGACAATGTAGTAGTAGCCGTTAACACCCGTGCTAGAAACCAGCGTAGGTGTGTTGGTCGATGCGTTCCAAGATCCTTGGTACGACAAACCGCCAGTGAAACTTGCAGTCGTCGCGCTGGTAATCACACCCTTGGCATTTACCGTGATCACGGGGATAGCAGTGGAAGACCCATAGGTATTCGCAGCAACGCCCGAAGCTGGCAGGTCTGCATTTACTAAGGAGCGGAAAGCTGTGGGAGCCGCAGCACCCGCCGCAGGACCGGCGTAGACCACATTGGCGGGCTGGTCCACAACCAACAGCGCAGAGCCCCATGTAGGCGCCCCAGCGCCACCTGAGACCAGCACTTGGCCAGCAAGCCCAACAGGTCCGATGTACAAGCCGTCAGCGCCGGACCAGACAATAGCTCCCGCAGCGGCGACGAGACTGCGAGCAGTGCCGCCGTTGCTTAGGCCCAATATCCCATCGACTTCGTCATCTAATGCCAGATTGACTGCAGGATGCTTGTGGTCGGCGCGGGAGATATTGGTCGATGAACCAGCGGATCCTGTTTGGAATCCAGACTGCGGCGTCGCACTAGACAAGTTGGCCGTCAGGGTGACGTTGGCGTTTAACGCCCCGCCGCCACTCAGGCCAGTTCCAGCGATGACTTGGGTCGTGGTCGGGACGTAGCCAGATATGGTTGCCGGGATAGACGTCGCGGCCATCACTCGACCCGTCGAGTCCACCGTGAAGACCGGGATGTCAGTTGCAGTCCCGTATGTTCCGGGCGTCACACCGCTAGAGGCAAGCTGCGACGAGCCAACGCCGCCGTTCGCGATGCTGAGGGTGACATTGCCAGTCAGCTGACCGCCGCCCGTCATACCCGTCCCAGCGATCACCTGAGTGCTGGTCGGGACGCCAGCAACGGACAACAGGTCACCGACACGGATTTGATAATTGTTGCCTTGGTAGACAATCATCATCAAGCTGTTTTCGTCCGCAACCGGAGCGATGGGCAGCTGGGTCAGGCGTGTCGGTATTAGATTGCTGGGGACGTCAACCATTTAAAACTCCAGATACCCGTTGCCATCTTCGGTAATAATAAACTCATCTCCAGCTTCTTGAATCAACCCAGCCGGGTGCGTGTTTATCGGAGTGTCAGGCCGAACGAACGGAAGAACAATCTGATCCGGAGCCCGAGGAGCGAGCCTGTACGGATCGTACTGGTCTTTGTCTGCCTCGCAAACCATTAAACCCGGATAGTTTGGATCAGGCGAAAGTGCGGACAGGAACATCTTGCGAGAGCAACGCGCACATATCCCGATGCCATAGGTCGATTGGCCTGTCGGATCAAGATATAAAGCATTGCTCATCGGGTATAAACTCCAATTCCAGGATTGATCTGAATTGGCGAGCCGTCATTATCCCCGTCCCATGCGCGCTGCATACTAATTGCTTGGCGCTGCTCAAGGACAGGAATTAAGTTGATGTCAACAGCGGCAGTTTCCGCAGCAACTTTTGAGGCTAGACCGTCGACGATCGCCTGAAGCCAGCGTTGCGGAACCTCAACATCCTGCTGAAGGTTCTGGGTGTCCATTATTTGACGGTGGCGCCACAGGATCAGCTGGGCTTGTTCAGCCGCAGGGAAGGGTGCAGGCCATATGTAGACGACCGGAACCGGCAGATCCCTCTGGTAGTAGAAATTGCTCGGACGACCGGGGAAAACCTTGTTGCTTTGGTTGACGTAGTTGTCTCGGTTCAACTGCCCGAGAGGGATCTCGTTGGGCATGTTACCGAGGGAGATCACTGCATAATTGATCGGGCTGGTCGATGTAATGCGGAAGTAAGGATAGGCGAGAGCGCCAGAGATGTCCGTCCAAGTAATCTCGCCAGCTGCCGCGACGACAGACGAGGAGCCAACTGTGACCCAGACAGTCCCATTGGTGCTGACCTGAAATGTAACTGGGACAGAGACTGCCGACCATTCGATCCCGACAGTATCGACCACCGTCTGAGAGGAGAACGAAACTGTGTAGGCCGTTGATGTCGAAACAATCGAACCAGACACAGGCTGGAGCGTCCGGTAGTTGAGGTTCAGAACGTCGACCGTACCAACAGGCAGCTCTACGACCGGCTGGTTTTGGTACATCGGAAGGATCAGCTTCTCAATGCACCAACTCGGAGTTTTGATGTTCGCCATTTCTGACAGGAGCAAATACAGAGAATCGAGCGCATAGGATTGCATCTCGGCTGTGATTGCTTGAGCCGGTAAACGACAGCGCCTGAAGGCGTGGTCAACCACCTTCAGCGCGTTAAACGTCGTACTACCGATACTGCCAGAATAGGCCATGCTGACTCCGGGTTGGGATTGATGGTGGCAGCTGATTCAGCAAACCCGGATCATTAAGAGTTTAGCAGCTTCCCTTAGCCATGCCACCCGTAGCTTTCCGCGTAATCATCGGCTTGGAAGAATGAGCAGGAACGCCACCGCGAGACTTCTTAGTCATCTGGCCGCCCATGTTCATTTTTGTCTCACCACCATGCTTCATTTTTGAATAGCCGTCATCCTTCATCATTTTGCCGCCCATGTTCATCTTTGCAGGGCCGCCATGCTTCATCATCGTCATCTCATTCGGCAACGCCGGTGCGGTGTTCCGCATCGTTTCGCCGGGGTTCTTGTTGGCCATAACCCCAAGAGCTCCACGATTGCGGAGCATACCCATAGGGGCTGCGGGAGCCTTAACAGTCTGGCGCTTAACCATTTCCTCGCGCTTCATGCGCGGTGTTTCCATGGATTCACGCTTGACCATCGCCTTGCGGCTGGGGTACTTGCCGCCATCCTTCATCCCGGCGCCTTTGTCGGAAGTAAAGGTGAAATCTTTAACTTTTCCTACGGTCATGACCTTACCTCAAGCGGTTGCATAAGTTTTGATGCACTCAAGAACGATGGTGTAGGTGTCGCCAGCAGAATGGTCATGCGTTGTGAACGCAATGTCGCCCGTTCGGCCAGTACCCGTATTATTGGATATGCCGCCGAACGACGAAAAATCCATCAAGTACGGCCCGTTGGCCGGGATTAACCACGCCAAGAGGTTGGTGGTTGCCACCCAAAAAACACGGACTTCCATACCGTGCGCGGACATCCATATCTTGTTGATCTTGACGCCGGTGCAAGCAAGCCCGAATGAGTTCGGGCTCAATGTCGAGACGTCCACCTTGACGACAGCAGTTTCGCCGGTTCCGTCAGAGATGTTCGTGAACTTCTGGATGACGAGACGTTCGCCATCAAGGATTGTCTGTGATGTTACATTGTCAGCCATGTGGCCCTCCTGTGAAAATGAGGGCCGAAGCCCTCATTAATTAGGCAGTACGTGTGAACACGTAAGCCGTTGCGCTGGAGAACATGAGAGTGTAACGCGCCAGACCTGTTACACCAGAGGCGACAGTTAAGTCACCAAAGCTGCCGGGGGTGTCAGCCGCGCCGCTAGACAAGATACCGTTCACGGCAACCGCAATGGTCACTGTGCTGGCGCCAGCAGTGTTGTCAATGTACAGGTCGAAAACTGTGCCTCTAGCTGCGCCCAGTGCTGCACCAAGCAGGGTGCCTGTGGGAAGCGTGATGGTGGTCGGTGCGGCAGAAGTAGAGGTGATGTAGCCGGTTGCTACCTCAGCTGCGGTAGCTGTTGCAGTGGCGTTGATTGCGGATGTCGTAGCGTGCGTTATACGGCCCGTTCCGGCGACGTTGCCCGTTATGTTGCCTGTCACGTTGCCTGTCACGTTGCCCGTGAGCGCACCGATGAAGCCGTTGGTCGAGGTAACTGGACCAGAGAATGTTGTTGAAGCCATGTTCAAATCCTCACATGCGAGATAAGCGCAACAGTCTGCATGTCGTCAGCCGGGACTGTCTGTTGCACCGGGAAGCCCGGTAGTCCCCTGCTCGGCTCGGGGAGGAGAGCCGAGCAGGGTTGCTAGCTTAGACGCCAGCGGTGCCGTAGATGCCACGCGGGTCGGTCCAGCCAACCGTGTAACGCTCGGTAGCCTTGTAGCGCATGGAGTCGGTTTCGAAATCGCCTTCCATGGACTTGTCGAGGCCGCGACGCATCATCAGCTTCAAGCCTTCCGGAGCATCCGTCTGCACCCACCAAGCGGTGGAAGACGTGATACGGGAAAGGTTGGCCTGACCCTTCGACAGCAGACCCATCGACTTGACGGGGTTGATGTCGTTGTCGGCGGTGCCAGTGCGGAGAACGCTCTTGAGGAGCACTTCAGCCTGGAACACGTTCGACGGACCAGTCACGATCTGCGTCGGCGTCAGACGGATACGCTTGCCGTTGTTGTCAACAGCGTTGCGGATCTGGATGAGCATCTGCTCAAGCGATGTCTGCGACAATGCAGCCGGTGTGCTGAGCACATTGCTGAAAGTGCCGCTGACGATCGGGTGGCTGGCGTTGTTAAGAGAAACGCCGTCGCCGCCCACGTACGCAGAGTTAAACGCACGGTTGAGGATGTTCGCCGAGAGCGTCTCCTTCGTCTCGATCAGAGACTGAGCCAAGTGCTTGGCATAGGTCTGGCCGATACGAATGTGATCGCCGTCTTCCACGAGGACCTTGGTCAGCGAGAACGCAAGACCGTAGACCTTGTAGAGGTAACGCTGCAGGAACAGCACGCCGCCGGACTGATAGCTAACAGCCATACCGTCGGGCAGCTCAGGCGCAGCGCCAAAACCATAGAGCACAGGCTCTTCGTGGTAGTTGCGCGGAATGCCCTTCTGCTCACGGAAGACCATCTTCCATTCGTCAGCACGCTGATCATAAACACCATCAAAAACTTCGTTCAGGATGGGCTCAACAACTGACCGGAAGTCAGTACTACGCATAGGAGTAGCCATAGTTTAAGCCTCCCTTAAACAGAGTTGACAGCCGCCTTGTAGTGATGCTCGTTGATACGAACAGTTGCCACTACATAAGCGTCGGTGAGCGAGTCATTGATGTTGTACGCAAAGCCGGTGATCTGGAACTGGCCAGAGGTCGCCTGAATCGCGGTCAGCAGGGTGTTCGAAAGACCCGTAGCAGTCGAACCACCGGGAGAAGCAACAGTCCAGTCGCATTCTTCGCCCACAGCGGTCTGAACCGTCGTGGTGCCAGGCGTGCCGGGGTTGTTGTACTGGACATCAAAGAGCGTCTCCGGGTCATCGTAGACCCAAGCAACGATCTCAGTGCCTGTAGCGCCCGACGGCCAGAAGGGGCTGATCGTCGGCTTGCCAGAAGAATCAAGATACTGGCAGCCAGCGAAGATGCCCAGCAGGGAGATGCCGTCAACGGTGCCCGAGCGGGTGCCGTCAGAGGTTCCGAGCTGGATAACGCCGTTGTCGGTCAGCTTCACCGGATCACCGGAGAAGATGTTCGCGGCATATGTGCTCGTGATGGTGTAGGCCTTCGGTCGAATCTGACCACTGTTGTGGTAAGAGGCTCGAAAGCCAAAAGGTGCGCTAGTCGAGGACATAGTAGCTCCTATTGGTTAAAGAGGGTGATCAGGAGAGATCAAAGATCGCATCCCGGCGTTGCCCAATCTCCATATTGCCATCACCCAGGGTCAACCGCGACTTTGAGGACTTGGCCTGCTGCTCAAGGAACTCTGCAGTATCCGTGAGTTTTTCCTCTTCCCGCATAGGCGCATCGTGGTGCGCCTCAGTCATGTACTTTTCGTACAAGGACATCGGAAGCTTAAAGGCCAGCATCTCATTAACCCCGATGAAGCCCTGCCAGTCCCCAGTCTTGAGGGTGGCATATTCCCAGCCAGGAACGTCTTCTGGCTTGACGGGCTCGTAGCCCAGACGAATGCGCGTCTGGATGGAATCACGAGGATTAGTCGTAGTAAGCCAGCAACAGTGCCAGCCGGGCATTTGAGGCAAGTCCGGTAGAGAGGACTGAAAGAACTGTTGACGGAACATAGCAACCCGCTCGTCATCAGAAATCGCTCGATTTTCCGTAACGGCCCTATCGGCCATCTTGCGGCTCTCGCGAATTCCGTCTTGTTGCCTGAGACCCTCGTTGCGGTTCTCGCGGCCACTTGCAGCAGATTTCTTAAAAAGTTCGTCGTTCATATCCCGCTCCTTACAGCGATTGAAGACATTATGCAGTCTTCATGGGGAAAAAGAAAGTGTTTTATTGTTTGTTGTTCCGGTCGTACTCGGCATACTTCTTGACATACCGCATACGGAGGGTCGGATCGTCCCAGACGCCCGCATCAATCAAGGCCTGCTTACGGTCAGGATTGATGTAAACCTCGTTGCGGGTTGTCGCGGGAGCGTGCTCTCGCCCAGATCCAACGGCTGGCCCGCCTCGCGGCTGGCGATCAGACCTCTGGCTCGACTTTGAGTTCCCAAACTTCTCCGGGAGGCGACGAGCAGCTCGCGAACGAAGCTCGTCCCAATACTCTTCCGTCTGAGGGTTCAGGCCTTCTTTGGCCAAGGATTGGTCAATCGCCAAGACGATCGCTGAACTCTCGTCCCTGCCCTGCGCGTCATACCAAGGGTTGTCTTGGATGAACTCTTTCGCGTAGTGCATTGTTAAATCATCAACTTTAGGCATATTAGGCTGAGGGCGATTAGTCTCCTGCTTGT